GAAATATACGACAGGCTGGTGGCTGTCGAGGGGAAAGTTGATAATTTAACTACCAGCACTAAGGATGTTACAGAGGCCTTTAACGCTGCACAAGGAGCATTCAAAGTGCTGGAAACATTAAGTAAACTGGCAAAGCCTTTGCTGTGGATTGGCGGCCTCATTGCTGCTATAGCCGTCTTCATCCAAGACTTCAGGAGCCACTAATGGATGCTCTGCCTCCTCCTGCTATTAGCGCTCCTGCTCCGGTGTGCCAGAGGTGGGGGTGGTCTTCTGATAGGCAGCATGTTTGGTGCATTGTTTGGACAGAAAGAAAATGATAGACCCCTTTACAGCTCTAGCAGCAATACAAACAACAGTTAAACTGGTTAAAACAGCCGCTAAAACTGTACAAGATGTAGAAAGCCTTGGCCCTGTTCTTGGTAAGTTCTTTTCAGCCAAGGCAGACGCTGTAAAGGTTATTAGTCAGTCAAAGCAGGGCAAGTTCAGTGGCTCGTCAATGGGCAAGGCAATTGAGCTGGAACTGGCAATAGAACAGGCCAGAGCCTTTGAAGAAGAAGTTAAGATGTTGTTCTTCCAAAGTAATAAGATGGATGTATGGGCTAAGATTGTGGCTCGTGCAGCAACAATGGACAAGGATGCTGCTCACGCTGCTAGAAAAGAGCGAGAAGCTAAACAAAGACGCGATAAAGAGATAGATGAAGCAGTAACTCTCTTTCTCATCATACTTACAACCGTTGCGGTGCTAGGCGCTACAGGTTGGTTTGTTTATGAAGCATTACAGCAATGCGCTGGAAACTGTGCAATTAATAAAGGATAAATATGGCTCTCCCTTCTCTTCTCTCTTTGGTTAACGATGTGCTGGTACGCCTTCGTGAACCAGAAGTTACCACTGTTAATGAGAATGTGCTCTCCAAGCTTATTAGCAGGTTTGTCAATGATGCCAAGCGACAGGTGGAAGATGCCTATAACTGGAACGCCCTCACCTCCACATTAACAGCCACCACAACTTCTGGAACATTCAACTATGTGATGGTTGGTACAGGAGCACGGTTTAAAGTGTTGGAAATATACAACAACACAACTAGGAACTTTCTTGAGGCTCAAACTTCTAAGCAGATGACACAAAACTTCATCAGCTCTCCTACCCCCGTAACAGGAGCTCCTTATTATTACAATTTTAATGGCATTAACGCTAATGGCGACACACAGGTGGATTTATTCCCTATCCCTGATGCTGTCTATACCATTTATTTCAACCTCTACATTCCACAAGAAGAACTAGCTTCTGACTCTTCTCAAATGCTTGTTCCTAAAGAACCAGTGGTGCTGCTTGCTTACGCTCGTGCGCTGGTGGAGCGAGGTGAAGATGGCGGCTTAAATAGCTCAGAAGCCTATTCCATGTACAAGAGTGTACTTTCTGACTATATTGCCTTAGAATCTTCTCGTTATCCAGAGGAAGAAAGCTGGAGCGCCCCATAATGGCACAAGCTATTCAAACTTCCACTATTTCAGCTCCGGGCTTCATGGGCCTGAACACACAAGACTCCTCCCTCGATCTTGCACAGGGTTTTGCTCTGGTGGCTAATAATTGTGTGATTGACCAATATGGACGCATTGGTGCTAGGAAGGGATGGCAACCACAGCATGCTGTTTTAGGGGCCTTGAGTACAGCTTCTGTTAAAGCCATAGGACAACTTGTGGTGGACAACGGCACAGAGTATGTGGCTGCTGCTGGAAACAACAAACTGTTCAAACTGGCTTCAGGAGCGCTGAGTGAACTCACCTACGGAGGCGGTGGTACTGCTCCCACAATCACAGACAGCAATTGGCAGATTGTTTCTTTAAACCAATGCCTGTATTTCTTCCAGACAGGGCATGACCCTCTGGTGTTTCAGCCTTTGGTTTCTACAACCACCTATCGGCGTATTAGCGAGATGACAGGCTATCTAGGCACAGCTCCACAGGCTAATGTGGCGCTTAGTGCCTATGGACGCTTGTGGGTGGCTGCTACCAGCTCAGACAAAACTGTTGTTGCTTTCTCTGACATATTGGCAGGGCAGGTTTGGACTACTGGCACATCTGGAACATTGGATGTGAGCACTGTGTGGCCTAACGGAGCCGATACCATAACAGGACTCGCAGCCCATAACGGCTTCCTGTTCATCTTTGGTCGTTCCACCATATTGGTCTATTCTGGTGCGCTTGCTCCTGCTTCTTTACAACTATCAGACACAGTTACAGGCATAGGCTGTATTGCAAGGGATACAATTCAAAACACTGGTTCTGATATTGTCTTCTTGTCAGATACAGGCGTTAGAAGCGTTTTAAGAACCATTCAAGAGAAAAGCGCTCCGTTCAGGGATTTAAGCAAGAATGTGCGTAATGACTTGATGAGTGCTGTAAATGGAGAAACTGCTGCAAACATCAAGAGCGTGTACAACCCCTTTGAAAGCTTCTACCTTCTAACTCTCCCTGTTCTATCCACTGTTTATTGCTTTGACACAAGGGGGTCGCTACAAGATGGAAGCAACCGTGTAACCACATGGGACGGGATAGCTCCTTCTTCTTTCTGCTTCTTACGCGATAGAAGCATGCTGATTGGTAAAGCTGGCTACATTGGTAAATACACAGGCTATACAGACAATGCCTCTTCCTACCGATTGCAATACTTTACCAACCACACCGACTTAGGACAGGCTTCTGTAACATCAGTATTGAAGAAGATTTCAGTGGTGGTGATTGGAGGAACAAACCAATATGTTTCAATGAAGTGGGGCTACGACTTCTCTAGTAATTATTATGCACAAACCGTACAAATACCTGCTCAAGGGGTTGACTATTACGGAGAAGCAGAGTATAATATAGCAGAATATAGTCCGGGAACATCTTTACAAACTCTAATAGCCTACCCAACAGGCAGTGGCAAGGTGATACAAACAGGCTACGAGAGTGAAATATCAGGGGCTGCTTTGAGCATCCAAAAGATTGAAATACAAGCTAAGAACGGAAAACTCGCATGACCGATTATGTAAAAAGCACAGCCTTTGCTTCCAAAGATGCTCTGTCCACAGGCAATCCATTAAAGATTGTCAAGGGCACTGAGATTGATACGGAGTTTAATAACATTGCTACGGCAGTGGCTACTAAATCAGATATTAATTCTCCTGCTTTCTCAGGAACTCCCACAGCTCCTACAGCCTCTGCTGGCACAAGCAATACACAGATTGCAAGCACAGCGTTTGTACAAGCGGCAATAGCGCTTCTCTACCCAGTAGGCTCAATTTACACCAATGCCTCTGTAGCCACCAACCCCGGTACTTTGCTGGGCTTTGGTACTTGGACAGCCTTTGGTGCTGGTAGGGTGATGGTGGGCTTTAATTCTAGCAACGCTTTATTTGACACCGCTGAAGAAACTGGCGGTAGCGCAGATGCAATCACAGTCAGCCACACGCATACGGCGTCATCATCGGTCAGTGACCCGGGCCACGCCCACACCTATGAGCGCCCACAAGGACAGGTTGGATACACACAAGGCGGTAGTCAATCGGTTCCGTATCCACAATCAGTATCAACAAGCACCGCCTCAACAGGTATCACAGTCGCCACGACCGTTGCCTCAACAGGTTCCTCCGGCACCAACGCCAACTACCAGCCGTACATCACTGTCTATATGTGGAAACGCACCGCATAATGAACCAACTACACCACTTCTCAGAAGGCCTTTATGCAAAAGAGATGGAGCTAAAGGAAGGCTCTTTTGCTGTACAGCATAAACACACCTATGACCATCTTAGTATATTGGCTAAGGGCCGTGTGAGGGTGTTGTTTGATGGAGAGCTTAGCAAGGAATATGTTGCTCCTGCCTGTATTACAATTATTAAAGACATCAACCACGCTGTTTATGCTTTAGAAGACAGTGTTTGGTTTTGCATTCATGCTACTTCTGAGACAGATGTAGATCATATTGATAAAGTATTAATTAAGGAAGAGGTATAATATGCCAATGATGATCGCATCAGCAGGGGCTGGTTTAATAGGCAGTCTTATTAGTGGTAACTCCGCTAAGAAAGCAGCACAGGCATCTGCCGATGCTCAAATTAAAGCTGCTCAAATAGCAGCAGACGCACAACGGTTCCGTCCCGTAGGCGTTACCACGGCCTTTGGTAGTAGCAACTTTGGTACAGACGCTCAGGGCAACCTGACAAGCGCTGGTTATCAATTGTCTCCTGAGATGGCTCGTCAGCGGGACATGCTCTTGCAACAAGCAGGAACACAGGGGCTTGATCTAGCACAGCAAGCAGGTGTAGCAGGGCAGGGCTTGTTTAACCTAGGTCAGGGCTACCTTGCTCAATCTCCTGAAGCAGCAGCTCAGCAATATATGCAAAGGCAGCAAGCTGCTTTAGCTCCGGGGCAGGAACAAGCACTGGCTAATATTCGTAACCAACAGCAGCAACAAGGCAGGGCTGGTCTTGCCGTAGGCGCTACAATGGCTGGTGGCATGGGTGCTTCTAATCCTGAGCTACAGGCCTATTACAACAGCCTTGCACAGACCAACTTAGACCTTGCTGGTAGAGCACAGGCAGAGGGACGTGCTCAGACGCAGTTTGGTACCGGTTTACTAGGTAGCGGTATTGATATTACTAGCCAAGGCTACAACCCTTACAAAACACAGTTTGGCTTAGCGCAGGGCTTAGAAACTGCTGGTCAGGGGGCCTTAGATATTGGCAGTGCTTTAGGTGGTAGAGCTGCTACGGCAGGCGCTAATGTGGGACAAACATTGTTTAGAGGCGGCGTAGGCGCTGCTGATGCAATGCAACAAGCTAATTCCTACAGCCCTTTTGGTGCTGCTATTTCTGGCCTTGGGCAAAATAAACAGCTTACAGATGCTTTTGGAAGAATGTTTAGCCCTTCTGTTCAAGACCAAGGGTTTAGTTTAGGCCAAGGGCCTGCTTATGCTGGTAGCTACAACGATGGTTTATTTACCCCTAATCGTCAAGGAATGTAATCATGGCAACTGCACAAAGTTTATTTGGAATAACGCCTGAAGATTTACAGGCAAGCCGTGCTGCGGCCTTACGAGAAGAAGCCCTTCAATATGCCAAACTTGACCCCTTTCAACGGGCCACGGCAGGCATCTACCAAGGCGCTAATCAACTAGGTGGTGTTGTTGGTGGAATGCTTGGTGGGCAAGACCCAGAGCTTATGCGTATTAAGCAACGCCAAAGCTTAATGCAAGGAATCAATTTAAGCGATGCGTCTTCTATAAAGCAAGGCATTGAAACAGCCATGCAAAACAACGACTATGCTTTAGCTAACGAGTTAAATACTCGCTATCAAGCAAGTGTTAAAGCTGCTCTAGAAGCTCGTAAAACACAGTCTGAGATTGATAAGAATTTACGAGAAAAAGCTGCTGCTGACCCTTTCCAGAAACTAGTTGAAGGAGCAAAATATACTCCTGCGTCTTTAGCTGATTATAGAGAAACTGGTGACCCAACGGTATTGGTTATTGCAACTCCTGAGAAAGCAGATCAAATTAAAGAAGTTGGTGTTGCTGCTAAAACAGGAGACGCTGTCTATACCTTCCAAACAGCCAACGGTGTGCAGCAAGTTACATTTGGTAAAGACCCTGTAACCGGCAAGCAGATAATGCTTCCGTATAATGGCACTGTTGAT